AAACGTATAAAATATTAGTCAAAAAAGTGTTACTTACAGTACGGAATTACTTATCATATTGCCGTAAAACTAAATTGCCTAATTACTTAAAAATACTGATAAAAATTAGGTATTGTATCAGTAATACAATATACATTATTGTATAAAAATACTGTTACTTACAGTACCGCAATACTTATATATTTATGACCTAATTACTTAAAAATATTCCGTTTTACTTATATATAAGTATTTAGGCAATGACGTATTTCTGTGAAAAATGTAATGTATCTTTCACTCGTAAAAGTCATTATGATAGTCATTTAAAATCAAATAGACATAATAACGGTACTAAATCACAAAATACATTTATATGCGAATGTGGAAAATTGTATAAACATAATCAAAGTTTATGGACACATAAGAAAAAATGTAATATTGTACTGGAAAAAAATGATAATACTCAAAAAGAATACAAAAAACAACTAGAACAAGCAGAGAAAGAAAAGAATGAATTAAGAAAACAACTATCTGAAATATTAGACAAACAAACAAATACTCCTATTACAAATATTGAAAACCAACAAAATATTGAAACACAAAATAATGTTAATATTCATATAAATGCGTTTGGTCATGAAAATATGGAACATATTACTGAAAAGGTAATAATACATTGTTTGAATAATGTATATAATTCTGTACCACTTTTAATAGAACGTATACATTTTGATCCAGAACATCCTGAAAACCATAATATAAGAATAACAAATAAAAAGCTGCCTCATGCATCTATAATGACTGACGAGAATAAATGGAAAACAGTAGATAGGAGTGACGTTATTGAAACAATGGTAGATAAAGGATATACAATATTAGATGAAAAATATGGTAATAACAAAGATAAAATAGGAATTACTAAACAGAAACAATATGATGGTTTTCAATTACGTTACGAAGATCAAGATAAAGAACTAATAAAAAAACTAAAAACAGAAACAGAATTAATGATAATTAACGCAACTCGTGAATCATAAAATATTTTTGCGTTTATAAATATGAAGTTATTTATAGGTAATATTTAATGGAGTATATTATCGATCCTACTGAACCATATGATTATTCGCAATTGCGAATGGTTAGTCCGACTAATTTAGGAAGTGGTACATATTTTATTCGGTTGTTGACAAATAAACAAAACCCAATATATATTCAGACTCCTAAATGTACAACAAAAGCAGGGGTTATAAGATCTGCAAAAAAAATGTATACAGATTTATTATTTAGCCATGAAACCGAGTATTTTTTTGATTTTATGGAAAAAATAGAAGAGCATTGTAAACAAGAGTTATATGATAATAAAGAAAAATGGTTTGACTCTGATTTAACAACGGAAGATATAGAGAATTCATTTATCCCATTATTAAAATCATTTCGTTCTGGAAAATTTTTTAGCGTTCGGGTGAATCTTCCTTTACGTTTAGGAAAATGTGTATTAAAAATCTACGATGAACAAGAGAGTGTTTTACCAATAGAACAAATTAATGATAAAGTGAAATTAATAACCATTATGGAATTACAAGGTATACGGTGTACCAGCCGTAATTTTCAATTTGATATTGAATTAAAACAGGCAATGATAATGAATGATGTAGACATATTTTCAAAATGTGTGTTACCATCTACCCAATTATTGAAAGAAATAGAAGAAGAACCAGACAACGAAATATCAATACTACCTGAAGCATCGAAATCTGATATTGATTTAGGAAAAGAAGAGCAAAATATAGATACTATTATATCATTACCAATTGAAGAACCAAGTGAAGAACCAAGTGAAGAACCAAGTGAAGAACCAAGTGAAAGCAAATTAATAGAAGATCAAGATGAAGATGAAGATGAAGTTTTTATTGACAATTTAGAAAAAACAACAGAAGATGATAATATTGATAAAGATTTAGAAGAAATCATATTAGAAGATTTAGAAAAAACAAAAGAAGAGGATAACGATGAATCTTTAGAAGAAATGTGCGAAGTCAATTTTGATACAAAAGAAAATCTAGAAGAGGTTACATTGAAAAACAGAAATGATGTATATTACGAAATGTATAAAGAGGCTAAAAAGAAAGCAAGAATAGCAAGAGACTTAGCATTAACATCATATTTACAAGCAAAACAAATAAAAACGAATTATTTGGTGGAAGATTCATCAGATGACGATAACATGGAAAACGAAGAAGATGAATTAGACAAACTAGAATTAATAGAATAATAAATTCTTTTAGGGAAAATGTAGAAAATAAATTTATCTAGCGTTTATATAGAAAGTATGTCTAGTTTCGTCTCACAATTGCGAAAGTTTTTTACAAAAGACCGAATAATGATATTGGTCATATTTCTTTTATTAACGGTATTCTTATTGTCTTATTCTTCTAAAAAAAATACCATTATGGATGGATATCAAGATGGGTCTCCTGGTGAAAAAGAAATGTTGGCAGAAGAGAAAAAAGAGGATAATGAAGAAGAAGAAAAGGAAGGATTTAAAAGTAAATCAGTTGCAAACCCCTCTGAATTGCTTCCAAGTGATGCGAACTCCGAGTGGGAAGCATTTAACCCCATGAGTCACAATAGTCCAGATACTCCAGACCTTCTTAAGGCAGGATATCATATTGGATTAGATACTGTAGGACAGACAATGAAAAACGCAAACTTACAATTGCGATCTGACCCTGTTATCCAAAAAGTTGAGATCGGACCATGGAACCAAAGCACAATTGAGCCAGATATGATGAGAGTGCCTCTTGAGGTCGGAGCCGCTCCTGCTACTACATTACCATAAACATATAGAACAGATAAAATACATAAAACATATTATGATTACTTAAGATAATGTAATTATAATGTATAATGGCGAAGAGTTACGATACAATTACATATGTTATAGTAATTATCACTTTGTGTCTAATGTTTTATATCTATTTTAGAGAAAGTGATTTTCAATTAAAATGCGTCGTAGCAACTGTCGATGGAAATACATATTGTGTTCGTGATAGAAAGAAAGTAAATGAAGCAGCAAATTTATTAGCAAGTGTTACACAAAAGTGTAAAGAACTTGTGAAGTATATGGAAAAGACACACCCAAACGATAAACGAACAAAATTATTAGTAAAGAACTTTAATCCAACTAAAATAAAAGAAACTCTACCAACTAGTTCGTATACTGCATATAGTGAAAATAAAGGAAAAAAAATAGCATTTTGTTTAAGTCCTAAAAAAGAAAAGGGCGAAGATACCTTAATAGATGAACATACATTGACATTTGTAGCTATTCATGAATTATCACATGTAGCAACAGAATCAATTGGACATAAACAAGATTTTTGGGATAATTTTAAGTTTTTATTAGAAAATGCTAAGAAATCAGGTATACATAATCCTCGTGACTACAAAGAAAATCCAGCTACATATTGCTCTACAAAAATACAAGATAACCCTTATTATGATTTATAATCAATATATAATATATAAATGTATTTTACAAAAGTAACTCCAGCTAGAAGAAACACCACATTTTTTGTCAATGGATCTATGGTATATCAAGAAGGAGTTGATGAAATTAAGCGTTCTTCAACATCAAATATAGCAAAGGACATTGTGAAGGTACATACAAAAGAAGAACTTGTAGTTCCAACTCAAATAATGAATTTGAAAAAGGTAAATACGTCAAATTCATTCGCATCCTATATTCACAATAATAAACATTTAGAGAATAAACAAATCAAAATAAAACCCGATATAAAATACAAAGTAACAACTTCCACAACAGTTAGTAATATAAATGAAAATATTAAACATACAAAACCAGTGCTATCATTATCTGATAAAGAATTAGAATCGTTTGTTAGATCTAAGATTAAAGAAGAGATGGGTAATTTGAAGATTGAAAAAGTTGTTTCGAACATGATTTCTAGTTCTATATGTGATTTAAAAAAACAAATGAAAATTTTAAAAAACGAAGATACTACCTCTAGAGAACAATATATGAAAGGAGAAATTAATAAATTAAAACAAAACATTGATACTGAAATAAAAAGTTCTGCTACAAAAAACATCGACATCATAATGAAAGAATGTGAAATAATGTTCCAAAATAAATTTGATTCAATTAAGAAATCTCAATCGGTTAGTTCTAATAATATAGAACAAAAATATAAACCACTTGAAGATAAATTTAATAAATTTGAAGAAACTATTCCAAAACAAATAACGGCTACAATTGAAGATTTTATCGAAAACTACTTCAAGAAAATAAAAGACATTGAAGAAAATGTTGATTTAGATGAATGTGATGATAGTGAACCACAAACTGATTTTGAAAGTACAATTCAACCAGCGGTGGCACGGATTATAAGTCGGGTTATGAAATTTGATCAAGGCGATACAGATAACATTACAATGTCTTTTAAAGAAGAAGATCAAGAATTAAGTTATGACGTTGTACATTCAGAGAATGTTGAAAATGTAAAATATAATCCTTTATATGATATAAAATGTGATATAAGACATGATGCTTCTGAAAATGTAGAAATGGATACAGTATATAATAAAAAAGACGTAGTAGGTATGCAAGAAAATGAATTAAGGTCAAGAAGTAGATTAATGCATAAATGGATTCGTTTAGGAAATGGCATAGATAATGGAATGATAACAGATATTTGTATGGATAATACAAACAATAGAATATATGTCACCGGGTGTTTTAAACATGTGAACCATATACCTGTAAATAATATTGCAATGTATGATTTGCAAAATAAAATGTGGTCAGCATTAGATAATGGTGTACCAAATATGGCATCATCGGTTGTCATTTATGAAAAGAAACAGATTTTATTTGTTGGTGGTATATTTAATAAAGTTGGGTTAAATAATATAGAAGCATCTAATATTGCAGCTTATTACATTGAACAAAAGAAATGGGTTTCATTAGGAGATGGATTAAATCGTGATTGTAGTTGCTTATTATTTGATGAAAAAACAGAAAAATTATATGCAGCAGGATCTTTTACTAGTTCAGGTAACCTAAAAATACCATATGTAGGTGTTTATGATTTAAAAACAAACAAATGGGATGAATTACCGTCACTTAACTTAAATGGACCTTGCCGAACTCTTTTTAAATTAGATAACGACTTATACGTAGGTGGTTTATTTACTCATGCAGGTAAATCTGATCATTATGTATCATATATAGCCAAATACAATCTGACAACATTTGAATTAACTGAGTTACAAGGAGGATTACAGGGGTATTGTAATTCAATTACACATAATCCACAGAAAAATGTGCTGTATGTAGGAGGTACTTTCAATAGTTGTGGATCACATGATAACACAATAAATGCAAATCATATTGCAGAATACAATATAAGTAAAAATCAATGGGCAAACATGAATGGAGGTTTAGATAATATTGTAAACTCTTTGTATTTTAATAAGTATAATAATACATTATATGTAGGTGGTGAATTTATAAAGATACACAAAACGAATGAAATGGTAAATCACATTGCAAAATACGAAAATGAAAAATGGTTTGCTTTAGAAAATAAGTTCTCACATGAAAAAGATGAAAATGATAGTGATAATGTAGGTACAAATGGGTATTGCAAGGTAATATCGCTTGATGAAAAGTCACTGTTCATTGCAGGAAAATTTCAAATAGCAGGAAATATAACCGCAAATTCAATTGTACGATATATATTAAAACGATGAAGCAAAAATAATTAAATAATATATATAATTATTTACATGAGCAAAATATGTTTTTTAGATGATAAAGGTAATTCAAGTGAAATATATGAATTTAATGCCTATAAAGAGGGTGCAATTCCAATTTCTATATATTCGGATGACACTATTAAATCAATAAAATATAAAATTCTAAAAGGAATAAAAGAGCCATATGCTTATGAAGAGTTATATTTGTTCACAATAATTGAAAAACCATTTGAGTTAATTAACTGGCTAAAACAAATTACTAAAAACGACACTATTTTATTAACAAAAGAAAGGCTTATCCAAGTTTTAGTAAATATGTCTAATCCAAATGATCAATCGTATAATGAAGAATTATACAAATTAATAGAACAGATACATAAGTTGCCAAAAATAACTTCAGATATTATTCAACAATTAGATTGGTTTAAAGAACGACAAACAATGTATTATAAGATACCTTTAGGTATTAGAATTAAAGTGTCGTTTACTAATAAATATAATAGAATATTACCGTTTGATGAAACATTTATAACAAATCCTTATGATGTTCTCCCATTAACTAATATTGTCGATTGGAATACAGATAAAACGATTGTAATGTTAGACGATGAGTTTTTATTTCATTATGGTAATTCATTTGATAATAACACAATATATGTTTGTTTAGCAAAAAACTTAGTTTCTGATCAAAAGTATTTACCGGTATATTTTCCATATTTAACTTTAGACAATATTAACAGTGGTGTTGAATTTGATACTAAAATATTAGACTCGCAAACAAAGACAAAAAACATAATAGAATCTTCACAATTTGATAAGTTCATCCATGAAACTGATTTGTACCATGGGGTTGCAATGGAAGATGTCGATATTCAATATAATGAAAAGGGAATAGAGAATTTTTCTTTCTACATCGAGAATAATCAATACAATCAATTGAAGTTGACTGTACCTTTAGAACCTATTTTTAAAAGTATTCATGCGTCTTCTGATATTCCAATGATTGTTTTTCATCCAGGACAAGGACAAGATGACATAATTCGTATGTATTATCTAGAAACGTCGGAAAACGGAAAGGAAATTCCAGTTATTCCTTCAACTATTATTAATGAGATATTAAAAGAAACTCATGGTGTTAGACAACATATTGTAATGTACCTACCTTTAAATCAAATAGACACTAGTATAACAACAAAAGATTTCGTTACTGTAATACTACACTTAAACGGAAACATAGAGTATAAAGGCTCATTGAAAGTGCCAATACCATATAATACATTTGAAGTTTGGCTTAAAAATATGTCAGATTTATTGTTCCAAAAAATCAATGAATATTTAGTACAGAGTGGTTATATAATACAACCGTTTACGAGTATATTTGACCCGTATATTAGAATATCATCTATTCAATATGTATGGATATTCAATGCAGTGAAAAAGATAAATTTCGAGAAGAATATTCAAGCATTATCTCCGTTGTTCTATGGCGATAAAGAAAAAATAAAAGATGGTTATAGTTTTCTATATAAAAAGGTGGAACATTTTCAACATATGAATGAAATTGAACAGATTATTTCCGAGTTTGTAAAATTAAAAAATCCGGAACTCATATTTAAAGAGTTGAAAAGACATTTCTCTAACCAATACTCGGATGGTATGATACGTAAAATGTTGGAAGACTATACACGTAAATATCGTACTATTAAAGGAAGATATATGAATCGTAAAGTAGAAACGCTTACTCATTCTGGGTTTATCACAACATTTACACCGTCTTCATTGGGTGGTGTATATACGATACGTGTAAACAATGTCGATATGATACAATATTTGATTTGTATGGACAAATACATAAATAGTATTTTGATATTGAGTCAGTACCCAGAAAAGATAAAAAACAAAACATTATTAAATGAGTGGAAAGAAAAATACAATAAAGAAGAGTTCGTTCTTGATGGTCCCACTGTTACAGATTCAGATTCTGATATTTTAATGGAAAATATTATTACAGAAAAAAATAAAGATCTAATCGACAAAGACATAACTGATGAAAAAGAAGAAATTGATAAAAGTGATGAAAGTGATGAAGACCCAGATTATGATGGATATTTTAACATACAACAAGAAGATTCATCTTCTGACGAGGACGAGGAGGAGGAAATAAAAATAGGGTCTAAAGATGATAAGGATGAATACGAATCATCGTCTTCCGACGAAGACGAACCTGCTATGAAGAAAGACAATAGCGATGACTTATCATTACCTTCTCTTGGTGGAGCAAATATAAAGGATGTTCCTAAAAACTATTTTTTGAAACGGATAAAAGAAAAAGATCCAATACTATTCCAGAGTATGGATGGTTACACAAAAGTATGTCAAGAAGATCAAAAGCGACAACCTGTGCTTATTACACAGAATGAAAAAAATGAGATTGACGGTAAATATGATAAAAAACCATATGAAAATGCTCTAGAATTTGGAAAAGACAGTAAAGGAGAATCTTTATATTATATTTGTCCTCGTTACTGGTGTACAAAACAAGGAAAAGAAGGACCTATAAATGCTGAACAAGCTAATGATGAAAATTACTGTGGTAAAATAATAACTAAGTTAGCAAAACCCGGTAAAGATGAATATGTATACGATCGATTTTATGAGAAGTCTGAATTAAGGTTAGCACCTGGGTTTTCAAAACCTAAAAATAGTGATGTTTGTTATCCTTGTTGCTTTGGTGATTGGAATGCAGAGTTACAAAAAGCTAGGCGTTCTGAATGTAATCCAGATGTGTATGGAGAAAAAGAAGAAGATAAAAATAGAGAAGATAAAAACAAAGCCGAGAATAATTTATATATAAAAGATCCTCAGCAGGTATTAGAAAAGGGAAGAAACGGTGTTATTCCATTTGAAGTTCAACGATTTTTGAATATAGATAGTACATCTTGCATAAAAATAGACCAGATAAAAACTGTAAAACCGAATTGTCCAGTATTTTTAAGACACGGTGTAGAAAATACTCCTAATAACAATCAATCATTTGTAGCGTGTATGGCTGATATATACAGTGCTGAAAAGGGATTACCTAAAGAGGGAATACCTAAACCAACAGTTGAAGATTTTCGAAATATACTGTCTAACGCAATAACATTAGATATGTTTGTGTCTTCTTGCAATGGTACACTTGTTTCTCAGTTTCAATCTAGAAAATCAGCAATAACTGTTGATAATATAGATATAAGTGAATATAAAGATCAAAAAATATACCAGAATATAGACATAAATGATGAATCTCAACTTTCATTTTTAAAATACACAATAATAGGTTATGAAATATTTTTGAATTATTTAACTGATCCAAATGTAAAGATAGATCATGTATTTATATGGGATTTTATATGTGAACCAAACGAAAAACTATTTACAAACGGTATAAATTTAGTGATATTAGAAATGTTAAAAGATGATATTACTAGTAAAGTGAATATAGTATGTCCGACAATGAATTATAAACAACCTCTATATAATTTAGATAAACCGAGTGTGTTGTTATATAAAACAGAAAACATTTATGAACCGATTTATAGATATACCCGAATAAAAGAAGGAAATGTGATGACAATTACATACGACAAACAATTTTCATTAAAAAAACCAATTGGAAATATAAATGAAATTATGAAAATGATTCAAAGTGCTATAGATAAAAGTTGTTCACCTATGTATTCAAAAAAAAAATCATATACATTTAAACCAAATAAAGATGTAGATGAGATATTAGATGTATTAAAAACGATGAATTTGTCGATTGAATCAAAAATTGTAAACTATCAAGGAAAAGTAATTGGTTTAATGGTAAATTATAAATCGTCAGTATTGTATGTACCATGTAAACCGTCAGTAACAACAAAAAGTGTACCAATCGTATGGATGGACAATATAACTGGGTTGACATATCAGAAAACAACAGAATTATTATTATCTCTGCATAAAGAGACAAATGGACGTATATTATGTAAACCGGCATACCGCATAGTTGAAGATGAAATGGTTATCGGAATATTAACAATTACAAATCAATTTATTCCAATAAGTGAGCCAATACCAGATACGAAAACAGATGATAACATACCAACGTTGAAATCATCCAATTATTTAATAGCAGATCAAAAAATATCAAATGCATATTCTGAAACAAGTTCCGTAGAAAGTGAAACTATAAAAAAATTATATTTAGAGAACCAATTTTATAATTCATTTAGGACTACTTTAAGAATATTGATGAGACTATACAAAAATAGGAAAATAACAAAACAGATGCTTTCTATATGTAATCGAGAAAACCTTTCAAATAGAGAAAAAAGAGAAAAGATTATAAATAGATTGGAAAAACTAAGCGAAGATCATATAAAATTTCATAAATATGACCCAGAAGTATTGAACGGTATATATGAAGTATTTACATGTCAGCATAATGTTAGTAAAAAGGACTATTGTTTATCAGAAGTGAATACAAGTACAAATATACTTACAAATGTATTATTAATACCAGACTTTAATTTAATTACAAAGGCAGATAACCGTTTTTATTATTATTTGAAGATGGCAGATGAGCTGGTAAGATATAAACGAATACAATTATTTATGTTTTACCCAGACCAATACTTAAATATGGACACAAGGGAATCAAGGATAATAGCAAACGAATTTATGATACCAAGGTCGTTAATAACAAACTATTTTAAAGATATAAAATTATCAAAATACGGATTGTATGGTCAAAACACAACATATGATATGGCAGAAAGTGATGAACAAATTTTACCTGAAGTATTAAATTGGAACGATGAATATAAGACATCATGAAATAAAATATTCAATATCATTGATAGACATACTATCTTGAAATGATTTAACTAGAGACTCAATATTACTCCTATTTCCATGTAATTCAGATATTTCACATCGACAAAGAGGGCATTCACAATATATAGTTTTTGATATATCAGAGTATTTATGAAAAATAGTCTTTAATGAACAATCTGTACAAAATGAGTGATTACAATTTAATTTTACATTATTATCACATTCATTAAAACATATAGAACATACAATACTTGGTATATTTTCATCATCTTTAATTTTAATAACTGCGATTAGTTTTGAAAACGTAGAAAACATAGAAAGAAAACTTCCATATTTCTCTTTTTCTAAATCTAATGATTTAAGTTTACAAAGAATCTCAGAATTTTTATCTAACAATTCCTTTATTTTGGAAATTATTTGTAGCTTTTTATCCTCTAGATTAATAATCTTATTTTTAATATTTTCAAGACGATCAGTAGTATGATTTCGTAAAAACCTCAATCTATTCTCACGATATCTAATACTATTAAATGACTTTTTTATAAATCCAGCATAAATATTATTTTCATTACATTTATCTTTTAGACATTCTGTTAGATCATTTAATATAGGATAATATTGTATAGTTTGAGCGGTATACATAAGAGTATTATCTAGACTATAATTATTGATAAGCTCTCTGTCAGCGTCATGTAATAATACAAGATGAAGAATCTCTTTTACTTCTCTACGTACATTTTTACAATAATACATATTCATGGCATGATAAATAGCCTTTTTTTGTATATCCGGTAATGGTTCCCAAAATGGAGGAATACCATACAAAGCATTAAACAAAGTATCATTTTTCTTATTCAAATTATTAAATACTTCCACAATGTAAGAAGGAATACAATTATCGTTATTATAGAATTTAATATTATTATTTAATTTAATATCCCAATTTAAAGGATAATACAAAATAATGTAATACAAATATCTAGCATATTCTTGCATAATATTTTTCAATGCATCATATGGTATATTACATCCTCTAATATTATGTCCTTCTTGTTTACATAGACTACAGTGTATAATTCGTTTTTGTTGATTATTCATTATACAATTATATATGATATATTTATACAATTATATATGATATATTTATATAATTATATTGTTTGTTTGTTTGTTTGTAACTTTACTTGAAGTTAAAGCTTTAATTCACGATATAATGTGTTACTACTAAGAATTAACATACCTATATTAAATACAAATACTATCCTCGGAATGAATGACCATTTACTAGCTATTATAGGAGGTGATTTTAAATTTTGTAAAAAATATTCATAATCTTGAATTAAGTACCAATTTAATGTCAATGATACAATCATAAAAATAATACTAGCAAATATAAGATAAATATTATACATGTGTATTTTACCTCTATATACACGTGAATATCCTAACGCAGCAAACGATACAGTAGTAAACATACCTACATTTCTTAATGCTGTATGATAATACATTAAAATAGAATGTTCAGATTCCATCTATACATATAGTGTATAAATAAAAATTGATTTATGTTTTCCTAAAACGTAAAAGGAAATATTAATAATTTGTAATAATAGAAATGAACGAATCACTACAATCTATAATAATCCGAAAAAACTTTATGGATATTATAAAAACGATAAACGAGCTTAATTTAAGTGATCAAAAAATAGAAGATTTTTATTTACAATACGAAAAATTACATACTTGTGTTTATAAGACATACTGTGTAGATATGATTAATAAAAAAATAAAATCATTAAATAATTACAAAGATTCTCGTGCATTTTGTAAAACGTTTAGGAACGAGTTTCATTTATTATATCAAAAATTGTACAAATTGTTTAATACTATAAAAGAAGAATTAATTACTGTAATTCCAGAATTAAACAACAATTATTTACATAATATACAATGTATATCTAACCTAATAAGTGAGTTTAGTAATAATTACTCACATGCAATACGATGTGAACACATGATTATTTATCTAAATAAAAGAGATATCGGGTGAATTATACTCGCCAAACTACTGATATTGAAGTTGTACATAATAACAATCATTTAAATCAATATTTTTTAACATTATTCTAATATCAACCTAATTCCGAATACATATTTTTGTATCTAACTCGTTAAGAAAGGCTGAATTATTCATTTATATAAATATAAAAAAGATTTATATTTATTTAACAATTGCGTCAAGAGGGAATCGAACCCTCGGCAAATCCTTGGAAGGGATTTATGTTACCATTACACCATTGACGCTTAACCGAAGCATTGCTTCTGTGTTATAAATTTTTATTTAAGTTTAGTATATTTATAATTTTATATAAAATAAACTATTTATGCAGCAGCAGTGTTCTTCTTGAAGTGAACCTTCAAGAACTTCTGAAGGTTGAAGTAACTAACTTCCTCGGTAGTACTAGTTCGGAGAAGCTTGCGAAGCTTGGCATCAGGGTTGATGATGCGTCGGTTCTCAGGGTTTTGAAGATCGTTCTGCTTTACGTACTCGTGGATTTTCTTGCTAACAGCAGTACGAGCAAGCTCAGTTCCAACATCAACGCCAACAAACTTGGCTAGCTCATCACTGATACCAGTTGGCTTTTCAAATCCAGAAACCTTGTTTTGAGATGTCTTCTTCTTGCGATTGGTCTTATCCAAAAGCTTGGTCATACGAGCAATCTTCTTCTCAAGAGATTTGACACTAGCCTTGATGGCAGCATCCAACGAAGAACGAGCTTGAATGTTCTTCATCAACTCAGCGATGTCATCGTTAATCTCAGAAGAAACGTCGGTCTTCTCAACAACATCTCCACTTTGTGCAGCAGCTTCTTGTGGTTGGATAGGTTGAGGAGCAGGGACAGGAGTAGAAACAACCTCTTTCTTTGATGAGGTTCTCTTCTTCTTTTCAGGGGCAGTAGAATCGGCAGGAACAGTAGTGTTAGTTTGCTTTACCATTGTGGTTATACTCTTATACATAACAACACTTTAAGTCCATTGTTGATAAAATATATTTTATGCATTTTTTGATCGTGTTGTGGTGCTTAATATTTTAATTAAATCATAAAAATAGTCAATAAAAATAACAGGAATAAGAAATAAACTTAATAACTATTTTTATTGACTTTGGTGTGAAAATATTGTTATAATACAACTTTACATAATATAAAGAATAGTTGGTATGTACGGATAATTGTAAATGGTTGTATACATCGTTTATAGAAAACACTTGATAAGGTAATTCATTTAATCTGAATTTGATCCTCCTTTCTTCCATAAAACGATCTAAAAACATACGATTGGCTTGTTGCATAAGTGGAAGACGTACATACGACATAATTATGCGGATAGTGTCCAATGGAAGACATGTCTGCAATAAAACGACTACGTAATCGGTTAAGTTCATGTATTTAAAGTATATATTTGTCCATGTTTATTTACAAATATATATAGACAGCTACTGATACCTAAGGTTATTTGTACACTGACAATGTTCGTGCAGATGGGTCGTTTGTGTCGGACCATTTCGGCATCCAAAAATGAGGGATGATAGTATCAAACCGTTTCTCTCCAAAACACTTTTCAAATTCCATTCGGTAATAATACGACTCTTTGGAAATGGGATGGTTTGTTTTTTCTTGGCAATGGTTGAAGGCATCGTCGCTTATGCGTTCATCACACGCTCGTTTAAGAACACTGTGCCACGAATTTTCTTGAGAGGTAATGCCATCCGAAAACGCCTCTTTTTGACGCCATAATACAGAGGGAGGTAAATAATCGTTGTCAAACGCTTTTCGTAGCAAATATTTCTCGCATCGGTTCTTGTTCGGTTTTCGTAACTCTGGCGAAATGTTCAAATAATAGTCGATAAACGAGACGTCCAGAAAAGGCACTCGTACTTCCAATCCATGTTTTGATGTTGCACGATCCGCACGAAGGACATCGTAATAATGGATTTCTTCCAACCGTGAGACCGCATGTTGGTGCAATGCTTCTGCCGTTGGAGCCAAATAATTCTCCAAATATCCGCTGGTTACTTCGTCGCTACCATCTCCAGATAACACCACTTTGAAATCCGTGTGTTTCGCAATGTATTCCGATACCAAATATTGTCCCACAGAAGCTCGTATGGTGGTAATGTCATAGGTTTCGGTGGACCATATCACATCGGGTACAGAACGCAATGCTTGTTCCGTGTCTATTTCCACAATGGTATGTACAGAACCGATGAAATCAGCCACTTCTTGTGCGTATTTATTGTCTGGAGAGTCTTTCGTACCGATGCTGAACGTATAGAGCGTTTGATTGGTTTCTTTCAACAAACGACTTGCGATAGAACACACCAAACTGCTGTCCAACCCTCCGGATAACAGTGCACACACCGGCCGATCGGAAATCAAACGTTTTTTCACGGAACTAATCAGTTTTTCACGAATTTCACGCAAGGTTAATTCTTCCAAAAAGTAATTATGCGACTCAGAACGGTATTGTGTCAACGAGTAATACGACTCTTCGTACGTTTCGTAATGACCGTTTGTATAGCAAATATTCATGAAATTTCCCGGAATGAATTGTTCGGCTTCTATTGCTATGTTTTTCATGCCTTTTAATTCACTACAAAACACGTAATTACCACGGTCGTCTTTTCCGATAAACAAAGGGCGGACACCGATGCGATCACGTGCAACGAAATATCGTATGGTGGAGTCAGTCTCTTCTATAATGATGAAACTGAACACACCGTCCAAATACTGGACCATGTCGCATCCATAGCGTAAGTACAAAGGGATCAATGTTTCGCAATCCGATTCGGATGTCCATGGATACTCCAAATGGCCTTTTAATTTTCCTGCATTGTATATTTCCCCGTTACAAATGGCAGTGTATTTCACTTTGTTTTTTATGAATGTAAACGGCTGACTGCCTTTGAACGACGGATCCATGATGGACAAACGATGAAACCCGATAGCGTATTTGTTTTTATAGTAAGATACATGAAAATCATCGGGACCACGACCTTCAATACTCATGCAATCCTTGACAGTCTCATTGTTGAATTGTCCTTGATGATGCAACAAATATGCCCAAATACCACACATTATACGTACAATATAATTTATCTTAATATGTTTTGTATAAACATCTTATTTGTGTGGAGAAAGTAAAAATTGAAATTATCGACAACGAAAATAAGAATCATTCTAACACAGCCTCCCAGCCCTTCTACCCTTTACTACGCAAAATGTCCAACTTCCAAAAATCAAGATTATCAGCGGTAAGTGCGATGGGTGCGGATTTAATTCTTCAAGGGTTTAAACACAAATGAATATTTTATTATACACCTTCGGACATTTAAAATGGGACAAAATAACTTAATATTATAATAATTTTTTATTATATTATGAAGCATAAAAGCGATGATTATAAAATATCTGCTGTTAAATATTATTTGAAAAATAAAGATAATATTAGAAAAACCTGTAAAATATTTGATTGTAGTAAAACATCATTACAGCGATGGATTGATAGATACAAAACTACTAAAAATCCCGTACAATAGTTTCTTCCCATCTGGACTTAAACTCATGGAATCATTCAATCTATATTTAAATACCTTGTCCTTTTTCTCGTCCCACACACGTATATTAGTAGACTCACTCAACAACGTCTTCTCGTCTAGAAGGAAACTCACGTCCCACAAACGTATGTCATTACCCCCGCTCACCAACGTCTTCCCGTCTGGAAGGAAACTCACTGATTTCACATCCCATACATCTTTAAGTGTCTTGATGATCTCGCCGGTTTTCAAGTCCCACAAACGCACAGTATGGTCTCTAGACCCGCTCGCCAATGTGTTCCCATCGGGACTGAAACTCACGGAATTCACATAATCCCTATGTCCTTTTAGTTTCTTTGTATTTTCGCCCGTTGCGACGTCCCACAGACGCACCGTCCAGTCTGCGCTCGCCACCGTCTTTCCGTCGGGACTAAAACGCACGGAATACACGGAATTAGGATGCCCCTTCAGTGTCTTAGTATTCTCGCCCGTTTCAACGTTCCACAAACGCACCGTCTGGTCTCTAGACCCGCTCACCAACGTCTTTCCGTCGGGACTGAAACACACTGAAAGCACATAAACACTATGCCCTACCAGTGTTTTAGTATTAACACCTGTTTCAACGTTCCACAAACGCACCTTATTGTCTTTAGACCCGCTTGTCAACGTCTTCTCATCGGGACTGAAACAAAGAGAATTCACGTCCGAATGAGTTTCCAATGTTCGTTCCAGTTTCCATTCTGTTTTTTTTTATTTCCGGCTAAACTTTTTTTCTTGTTTTAGTTTTACTAGTTTTACGTTTTGTCATATATACTATATACTATGTTACATTGTGTTATCACGCTAATTATAAACAAAAAATGTCAAGTAATCGAGAATAATATTAATCAATAAATATTTAAAAATAAACTGATACCGGTTTACGATCAAAATCGATAATAAAATAATAAAATAAAAAATTGATTTAAAGATTACGAGTATAATAATGTATACTCAAACCAATAACAACAGCAACTAACACAAAAGCAACTAACACAAAAGCAACTACACAATAATGTCAACTACCAAAGCAACTACTTCTAAATATATCAAATGGTCTGATTGGGACCCTCAATCATGCCGATTTATGCAACCTAAAGTAAACGATCGTGGAATGAAAACAGTAATCGTTATCAGTACTCAAAAAAATAAAAAACTAAGTATTCAAACTCCAAAAACAATTACGTATGGAATCTCGGATTATGTTGATCAAAGTACTGGTGAATCCGACGGTAAGTTTACTCTAAAAATGCACTTTTCAACAAAAGACACTGCAAAAGAAGAATCTAAAGAAATGTTAAAAAAACTAAAAGTATTTGAAGAACATATTATTACATGCGCTGTAGAAAATTCAGAAGCATGGTTTGGAAAAAAGCTTTCTAGAGAGTTAATTGAAGATCGCTATTTCCCATTTTTGAAAGTCGGTAAAAATTCAGAAACAAAACAACCAGACGAGACAAAGGGTTACTACTTTAGACCAAAGGTTGGTAGATATAATGATAAATGGGACATTGAAGTTTTCAATGAAGATAAACAAATGGTTTTCCCATCTGAAGATGAAAATGATAGCCCAGTTAATTATGTATTATCTGAGATTGATCTAACATGTGGAATTGAATGTAAGAGTATCTGGTTTGGAGCAAAAGGATGGGGTGTAAGCTGGGCGCTCAAACAATGTGTAGTAACATCTGTTACTTATGTAGATACAGCAGGTACTCTTCAGTTAGACATTGAATCGCCACTTGCTACTAATAATACAAACGTTCCGCCAATTAAACACCAAGAACTAGAAGAAATTCCAGAAAAACAATTAGAGGTTGAACAACAAAAACAAACAACTTCTTACGTGGAAGATAGCGAAGAAGAAGGTTCAGACGAAAAGAAGACAGAATCTAGAGATGAAGTTAAAGAAGAAATATTGGAAGAAACAGATCCTGTTCCTACTTCTGATACTGTAATTGAAGATACAGAACAAGATCCACCAAAAGAAGAAGAGATTTCTGAACCACAACCAGTCGTTACAAAGCCTAAAAAGGTAGTGAAGAAGATAGCACCTACTGCAACTACCACTACCACATCAGCAGATGAAACACCAGCTCCGGTTAAGAAAAAGGTAGTTAGAAAAACTACAACTAAGTAAGATAATAGACAAACACAATTTTATATAAAGGTAAGTTTTTTTTACCCGGTTAGCTCAGTTGGTAGAGCGCACGCCTTTTAAGCGTGTGGTCAAGGGTTCGAGTCCCTTATTGGGTGAGACAATGTATTGCAACGGTAGCATATGATATTTCAATCCCGAATATTGTGAGTTTAAACATCGTTGTCATTCGTTTATTTAAATAAAAGCACGTATAGCTCAGTTGGTTAGAGCACTGGTCTTATGAGCCAGGGGTCTACGGTTCAAGTCCGTATTCGTGCATAACAGTGTGGCGCAGTAGGATAGCGTGTCGGGCTCATAACCCGAAGGTCGGTGGTTCGAATCCATTCGCTGTTATTTTCATTTTTTTCATTATTATTATTATGTATATAGGTCTTATGGTCTAATGGTTATGACTGCGGACTTTGAATCCGCCAATCTGGGTTCAATTCCCAGTAAGACCTTTTTAACAGCGTACCAAGTATAATTCGCTGTTATATATCCGAGAGTAGCTTAGGGGTAGAGCGTCCGACTGTAGTTGTTTATTATTTGAAATCGGAAGGTCACTGGTTCGATTCCGGTCTCTCGGAAAGACCTGAATATGTCTTAAAACTATTTATATGCTTTGTTAGCTCAGTTGGTTAGAGCATTCGGCTGTTAACCGAAAGGTCGTAGGTTCGACTCCTACACAGAGCGATATATATTAATTTTATTAATTATAAAATTAAAAGTAAAACATTTTATAATAAAATAGGAAATGGATAAACTACACAAGAAGAAGGTTGCACAAGTATTAAAAAACATACCTTATAAAATACTCGGTAACTGTGTATATTTTTGTTACTATAATTACAATGTTAAAGTAATATTGGATGGATATCCGTTTAAACCACCCGTTGTATTTTTAAACAACAAGTGTATTTCGTATTATGAAAGTCCATATAGGTTAGTTAAAAAATATGAACACGTTCATAAACTATGTTTATGTTGCTCGTCTATTTCTAATATGCAAAATTGGAATATTAACCACACTTTCATAGATATTATAGAACAATATCATAGTTTTATAGAAACTTTAAAAGTATTTCAAAAAATATATATGATTAGAAACATTAAGTTACCACAAGAAATAATTTATTGTATATTAGACTTTGTTTATTTTGACACTACTAATACGTATAAAATATTGTTAAAATAATATAAATCTGTATTATAGTAAGTAAATGATTAATGATTGTACAAAAGAAAAATCAACAATAGATAGGTAATTTTTATAATTATATAAAATATGTAATTATATACGAGCATATTATTTTAAACAATTAAGTAAATCTTCCAACTGACATCATGTCTACATATGCAGAATTGTTATATCCTCCGAAAGAGCGATCATTGTACAAATGATTCATTGCTTCTTGTTTTTTATATCTAATGTAATCACTATGATCATAAACGTATTTAACATTAGTGGCTGCTGGTAATACACCACTATTATCTTCATTTGCCAAAATGAATCCAAATCGGTTTCGCAAACCACCATGTGAACGACTTTGTCTAGGTCCTTTTCCAGAAACATAATCAACACGACTCAGAAAGTCTCCACTATTGTTCACAGCACGAAATGGTGTAATAATTCGGTTATTATTGTTTATTTTACCAGTAGCAGCTTGTGTATTCCACCCACGTCGTAAAATATTTCGTATGGCACTGTGTTCACCACTTCTGTAATTGAGAACTGATTGTGTTGGAGATATTCCTTTTGTTCCGCCTCCTAATTTTTTTCCTCCTAAATCCATTATATATAATACAAATAAATAAAATATATGTAATAGTAAATAATGGATATAGATAAACTTACTCTTGAGTGTTTTATGGGTAAAAAGAATTATCATAAATATTTAGCACAACAAAATGATAATAATGACGATTTACAATTTTGCAAACTTGTCGAGACATATAAAGATGAATTGAATGATAAAATAAATGGTATGTTGAATGATAAATATATAACTTCAATACCAAATAAAAATAAACTACAAGCTTATAAAAACTTTATTCGAGAATTGATTTATGAAATCGAATCACAGAAAGACGATACAATACCACTATCTTTTGATAATTAATTTTTTCTAAATCATATTATATATGAAATATACCAAAAAAGGCAATAATCATAAAAAAAATAAAACACAAAAGAGAATTAAAAACATATGTAGTCCATATGCGAAAGAAAAAAAAACAATCGACAATTCATGTTTTTCAAATGACATACTATTAGAACTAAAAAAATATTATAATGAGAATAATAGAAAAAAAATTACTTCAAATAATCCTAAAGTCGTTTGGAGACAACTCCATTCTTATTTATCGGATAAAACATGCAATCATGAGTTATGTTGGTTAAATAAATTACATATTAACGATCATGAAAAGATGAAATTAAAAACATTATTTTTGCCTATACAACCAGACGAATGGAAAAAAGATAAAAATGCATGGTTAAGCGATGAAGATATAGTAAACGTATTACACCAATACGAATATATTTACCCCACTTTTTTGTTTTTTGAACCATCTCCTATTGACTTTGATTATAAGAAAGATAATGTATGTGTCGACACCTCTGTTTGTGACTTTAATATTGCGAAATATCCACGAAAAAAAAAATTTGGATTTGTGTTTAATCTTTCTAAACATAACCAAACAGGTACTCATTGGGTTGCCCTTTACGTGAGTGTAACTGATTCATTTATATATTATTTTGATAGTAATGGTGATAAAATTCCAAAAGAAGTTAAATCTCTTGTTGAAAGAATTCAAACTCAAGGACTTAGTCAAAATATTAAGTTTATTTTTCACCAGAATAATAAAATAGAACATCAAAGGTCTAATACTGAATGTGGTATGTACGTACTTTATTTTATAATTACAATGCTTACCAGAAAAACATCATCTGGTAAAAAATTAACAAAAAAAACAGTTATTGATTATTTCAATGGAAAATTATCTGGAAGAATCAAGGATAGTGTCGTTGAAGATTTAAGAACCGAATATTTTATAGAATAATTACCACCAACGTACACAACAATTAATATTACAAGTTGTATCTTCATATTCACTATTACCAACAATCTCACATTCCTTAGCCGCATTATTATCACTATTACCAACAATCTCACATTCATTAGTCGCATTATTATCACTATTTCTAACAATCTCATATTTCTTAGTCTCGTTATTTTTTATAATGTATTCTGGTATACTTACTACTTCTTCACGTGGTTTTACTACAATATCATCAATAATATCTTTAAATTTTGCAAGACAACTCTCATATGACATATGTGAATTAAAATAAGACTGAGGGGTATATTTCAATAAATTTGTTTCGAATTCATTCCAGTTTGACAAAAAGTTTTCATTCGAAAATACTCTTTTACCACACATATCATTCCAATGAGGCATGCTTGTGGCATATATTTTTGGATGACTCATTGAAAGATCATCTGACATTTTTTCAATATCCCATACAAATAAAGGTACATTCTGTGATATAGCATAATCAAATACATCATATTGAAAAGAATATCCACTGCACACAATTCCATATTTACATTCGCTTATATACTTATAGTCAACGTTGTCTTTATTAAATATTTTATGATCTAATTTTAATCTTCTTTGTACAAAACATTTAATAAAATGTTCTTCTTCATGTGGTCTATTATTGATAATCAAAAAAAGTTTGTTTTCTTTTCTAACTTCTTTATCAACTTTTTTCAGAGGAATAGGCATGACCTTCATGTTAGTAAATGCACATGTTCCTAAATTGTACCACAAGTCATATTTCCATTGGGATTGGTTTATAACAACACAGTTTTTATTATCTTTTAATTTTTCAATATCAATTGAAGGAAATCTGGTACTACTAAAAAATAGAAACTTCGTATAAGGGTGTTGTTTTGTGTCAATATAATGATCAAATGATATTACGATATCTTCAGTTCCTACTATGTGATTATTTTTAACAGGTTTATAATTCATCCATTCTAGAAAAGGTATAATTTTCTTACAATTTAATGAGTCTGTATTTCCAATTAATATCATTATATATCTCACGGATAAAGTAATATTTATATTAATTTATCTATATAAATATAATATTTTTGTTATAAACAATATGCCTTATTTTAAAAACGATATTATAAACTTACTTTTAATACATATACCAAAAACAGGAGGAACTAGCTTAAATTATTATTTTTCTAAAAAATATAATATACCACTGAATAAACACTCTTATTATACAGATGATATTGTAAATAAAAAAGATTTTTTTAAAGGAGTATCTTTACAACATCAAATGTTCGTTACGTTATTTAATAATCAAAATATATTTAAAATAGATTGGACTAATTCTAGTTTAAAAATTATAACCGTAGTGAGAAATCCATATTATAGAATAATTAGCGACTTATTATGGCATGGATTTATTAAAGAAAATACAGACAAAAATGAAGTATTTAATAAAATAAAATGGTTTATTACTTTGCGTGATATAGATAACCATAATAAACCTCAAAATAAATTTATTACATTTGAAAATGGAACTTTAATTCCAAATATTATAATAATGAAAACAGAGACATTGACATATGATATGATTTTAAACGGATATGACGACTTTGATTTGAAAGATCAGTCAAATAAAACGACAAAAGATTATATGGAATTTTTTAATAAAGACTCTATCTTATTAATTAATGACATATACAAAAAAGATTTTCAAATGTTCCAATATACTATGGTTAATCCATAGTAGTTACATGTTTAGGATATTCCTATTATAGTGCATCTTATTTCTTGTCATTGTCCTTGTTTATTAATAAGTTCAACACATATTTCACAATTTTATAATTCTAACTGATAACTGATCACATAGATATTTCGTTAACGTATCATCCATATAATCATTCACATACTTTATTTCTTTAATACCACTTGCTAACATTAAACGTGTACATATTAAACATGGATAGTGTGTAATGTAAGCCGTTGCTCCTTCACATGATACTCCTCTTTTTGCACAATCACATATTGCATTTTGTTCAGCATGAACAGTTGCTTGTTCATGTCCGTTTCTTACAATACTTTCATGTTTACAACCTGGTAAAAATCCATTATAACCTTGACTTACAATACGGTTGTCTTTGACTAATAAACATCCAACATGTAAACGATTACAAGACGATCGTTTTGCAGTCGCCAACACTATTTCTTTAAAATAGTCATCCCACGATGGTCGTTGTTTTTCCATTATAAATATAAATTATAATGGAATATTTATTTTGTTTCTATTAAATATTTTTATTTACGTTTAGTGTATCGTGTTGCCTTCTTTTTTCGGCAGTAGGTGCGCTTGCGTCCAGTTGCGACCTTGCATTGCTTGATTTTCTTGCAACGGTTGGGAGAACGAACACTTTTTCCACGGCAAAGAGATTTTTTGCCATGAGTTCTGTACATTTTACGCTGAGTAGTAGAAACCATTTATATATTATCATTATATTTTTTTTCAAAACGCTTTTCTAAGTTATTCAATCGTTCTTCCATTTGAGATAACAATTCTATTTTTTCTTCTAAATATTCTATTTTTTCTTTTAAACTAAAATCTTCTATTTGATTTAATGAAGAATCATATTTTTCTTTTCCGTCGCTACTTGATGGATTATAAACAGGAACATCTAACGAACGTTGCGCTTGATAGTTTTTTATAAGTTCATCCATATTTGTTATAGCACCATCTTCCTGTTGTTCTTGAAATAGTTCAGATGGCTTAGGAACTTTCGGTTTTTCAGTCATATTATTATATATAACACTTTTTTCATTAAATAACCTTGTTGTTTTTTCTTCTTCACTTTCTACTTGGTTAGATAGAGACAAGGGTGACGATTCTAAAACATTTTCTACTTTTGTATTGTTAACTTCATTTTTTACGATATCAAATAGTTTCATTAATATTGAACGATTTATCTTTTGAAGATCTGTTTTACTACACTGCTTATTACCATAAATTTGATAACATTCTTGTAACGTATTTTTAAAAATTGTGAATCTATTATTTATATTAATTTTAGTTAATTGGGGTATCTTTTCAAATGTTTTCCATAACATATCTTGGTTTGCTTGAGAAAATGGAACATGCATCATATGTATATTATATTTTTTTATCTATTTATATTTTTTTTATTTCTGTTATTTTTGTAGTTTCATTAAATTTTGGTTTAAGTTTTCCTGGATTTTCTATAGAATATACGATAGAGTTTAATGAATTGTTTACATCATGAACACCCTCTAAGAATGAGTTACCTTGTAAATATTCAGTGTTTTTTAATACTATTTTTTCACCATATGAATTAGGATCATTTGGTTTCGGGAGTAGAAAAGATGTATAAGTTGTTTTTTTCTCAATCATTTTCGGTAACTTATTTTCTTGTTTATCTTCTTTATCTTCTTTATCTTCTGATGTTTTTTGCATTTTATATCCAGGTTTAAAATAAGTAGGTAAAAACTGATCTATATGATAATAAGATGGACTAGTTGCTAATTTCGTCATTATTTTTTTTGCAGTATTTAATCGCTCTTGTTCACCTTTTGTTAATGGTCTAGATACTTTATCTAAAGAAGCATTTACAATATCTTTTTTACATTTGTCAGAATTTAAGTAATCTACTATTTTTACTAAATGTTTATCAATATTCATATGATCCAATAATTTTATTTTATTGTAAACGTTAAACATTACTTGTTCACCATCTCTCGCTGTATTATTTCTTAGATAGCTAATAATTTCATTTTTTATACCTTGGGTGTTATTCAAATATGATGATACTTTTGGTACAATCCTACTTTTTGAATCAATTGTTGGTACAGGTATATCAACTGTTTTTTTTTCTTGTTTAGATATAGGTAGTGGTGTAACCTTATATTTGGGTATAACAACCTTTTTCTTAAGAGTTCTCTTTTTCGCAGCAGTCGGTTTCGCAGTAACCTTTTTCGCAGTAACCTTTTTCGGAGTAACCTTTTTCGCAGCATCCTTTTTCGCAGCATCCTTTTTCGCAGCATCCTTTTTCGCAGCATCCTTTTTCGCAGCATCCTTTTTCGCAGCATCCTTTTTCG